CGGACGAGAAGAATGCACGTAATTTGTCCTACCATAAAGATCCTCACTTTGTCTTTGGTGATTGGGGTCGCTTCATCTTTAGGAGTGGCCCTGAAAATGAAAGGGACTCTTTTCCCCGCCTCCAAAGCTGCCAGGGCCTTATCCACCTCATCCCACACTTCCTGCAAGAATTCCTTGCGTATGTGTCCGGATAAAGAATCCAAGTACTCTATTACCCAAGCTTTCTTACCTCCAGGGAAACCCTCCCCCATTGAAGTGAGAAAATTGAGCGCGTCGATGTACCTTACGCCATCCTTGCCATTCAAGATCTCCTCACGAGTCAGTGGACACAAGTCTTCCAATAGATAACGTGGTAGCAACTTGAACATTGAAAGGTAATCTTGCGCAGCCCACTCTAGCATAGAGGGTGGGAGATTGCAAGACCCATTGAAGGTATACATCGCGCTCTTAGGATACATAGACCGTCCAAACTTGGGCTTACCATGGTGAATACCAAGGCGCTCCCGAACAGCTTCTGCCATAAGAGTATCAACACACCGTGATTTGTAGTAAGCAGATCGACCTGCTGTGCCAATTGGAACAGCCTGTCGAACGAACTTCTTTTCTATACACGGAGGTTCAAATTCAGGCTTGTCCACTTCAACGATTTCAGGAGAGCTGGCATTACGTTCTGCCAATTCTTGACCGGCTTCTGTATTTTCCATGAGCCAATCCACCTGGGCAGCTATGTCGTTCGCTGGCATAGGTTTTTCCTCAACTGAAAAGCCATTTGGTCCTTTAAAACCCCATTGATCAGGGGCATTTGCTGAAACCAAAGTGCTGGCATTATCCAAAACATTTTTGATAAAAGTCTTGAGTTCAATCTCGGTAAACATCGCACTCCGTTGGATATTATAATTATCACTACGTGCAGCATAGTGAAAACCTACGATAGAGGGATTTCGACCTGTACGGACATAAGCAGCCCCACAATCTCCCTCTTCAGAAGGATGAGGGCTAATCCATTCTATCACCTCAAAGCCTTCCGCGTTGGTAACCCGCCCTCCGCGAACACCAAAAGTGTGGGGAGAACACGAGCCCTTCTCCAATCGTATTCGGGTGCCCATTAACTCGGCAGGAAGATAATCCAAATACTGTATTAAGGACTTCTTCGACCGATACTTTATATGAGCTAGAGCAACATCGCCTCGCAAAGATTTGTAAAAACTCATCGGAGAGACCACAACATCTTTGCGAGAACACTTGTCATCAGAATCATAAATTCGCCATTTCTGCGAATTCTTCGGTATTACATGAGCCGGAAGAACACAAATGTCAGTGGTAAGCCATGTTAAGTGGCACATTTCCTTCCATTCGCCTTCCTGATAGACCTTATACCTAGAAGTATTCTTAATAACAAGCTGTGTGAGCTGATCACCAGTCATATTCGGGTTGCGAAAACCCGAAACTGCTGTGACTACTTTCTCTTGCCATTGATTTCTCACTTGCTCTTTAGCACGCATATCAGCTTCAGTCATTCCCATGAAAGCTTGTTGATCAGAGGGATGCCAGTCACGAGGCTTCTCAATTTCGGAACCAATTGTGAAAGTATTATCTGGTCCCATGAGCCAACGTAAACCGGCAATTGCTCCGCCAGCAGCCGCAACCCAAGGAATCCACTCCAGGATCCACTTGAGATACGGTGACATGTTCTTGCGATACGCCTGCGCGACCTCCTGAACTGCCTTTCTCTTGTTGACTATTAAACGATAAGCCGAGAAACGCAGAACCTGACCTCTCATAAGATTGGCAACAAGGAAAGCACTAGCAACTCCCATGATCCTATACCATCTAAAATAGACGGAAAGACA